CTTACCGTATTAAGATGGCTGGTGAGGAACGTGAGATAACCCAACGTGAACTTATTAAGTTAGCACAGCAAGGCGCAGATTACACCAAGAAGTCACAGCAAGTAAGCGAACAACGCAAAGCGTTAGATGCAGAAGCTGCGGCAATTAACGAGGCTAAACAGCTACGCAACGAATACGCACAACGTCTTGAAGCAATGAAGCAAATGCTACAGGCTCAACAACCTGAGGATGATTTAGATTATCTACAGGAAAATGACCCGATTGGCTACGCTGTAAAAGTTGCAGATATGACTAGGCGTGAAAAGCAAATGCAAGCAATTGAGTACGAACGTCAACGCATTGCTCAACAGCAACACGCGGAAATGTCCGAACATCAACGCAGGCAAATTGCTGCGGAAGCAGAAAAGGTCACAGAGTTAATTCCTGATTACTCAGACGCGAAGAAAGGTGCTGCATTACGACAAGAGTTACGTGCCTATGCTAAAAGCATTGGTTACTCAGACGAAGAAATAGGCGCAGTCTATGATGCTCGTACTGTTAAGGCTCTATACGATGCAATGCAATACCAAAAGTTAGTTGAATCTAAGCCAGGCGTATCTAAGAAAGTGCAATCCGCACCTAAGATGATTAAGTCAGGTACATCAACTAATAAAACAAGTACAACCGAAGCACAAAGGCGACAATTCAATAAGTTGAAATCAACTGGTAGAGTTAAAGACGCTGCTTCATTATTTGAAAAATTTATTTAAGGAATCAAAATGGCAACCTATCAAACCTATACCGCTATTGGTCAGCGCGAAGACCTAATGGATGTTATCTATAACATCGCCCCAACAGAAACACCTTTCATGTCATCAATTGGCAAAACATCTGCTACTGCTCGTTTACACGAATGGCAAACAGATACTTTGGCTGCTGCTGTTACAACTAACGCGGCAATTGAGGGCGCAACTGCATCATCAGCTTCAATCACTCCATCAGTTCGTGTTGGTAATCGCACACAGATTTCACAAAAAACCATTGCTATCTCTGGTACTTTGGAAACTGTAAACAAAGCTGGTCGTCGTTCAGAGAAAGCCTATCAATTGGCTAAAGCCTCTAGCGAACTAAAACGCGACATGGAAGCAACATTGCTTTCAAACAACGTAGCTGCTGACGGTGACGGGTCTACAACTGCTCGTACATTGGGTGGTCTACAAACATGGTTAAGTTCTAACTACTCTGGTGGTTCAGGTGGTTCTGCTGGTGGATTAGGCACTACTGCTCGTACAACTGGTACTGACCGTGCGTTCACAGCAACACTATTGAATACAGTAATGCAATCTGCATTTACTAACGGTGGTTCACCAACAATGTTGTTCGTAACTCCAGCACAAAAAGTTGTTGCATCAACATTTACTGGTATCGCTACTCGCTACCGTGATGTTCCTTCTAACCAACAAGCACAAATCATCAACGCTGCTGATGTGTACGTGTCTGACTTTGGTATCATCCAAATCGTACCAGACCGTTTCATTCCTAACGCTGACAACGATGATTGCGCTTTCTTGGTTGACACAGAGATGGCTGCTGTTTCTTACCTACGTCCATTCCAAACTAACGAATTGGCAATCACAGGCGATGCCACGAATACCCAGTTGCTAGTAGAATATACCTTACAGGTAAATAACCAAGCAGCACACGGTATCATTGCTGACTTAACCTAGTAGAAAATAAACTCCCTGTGTTCACTCATGGGGAGTTTTATTGGATATGTAAATGACAAACAAACTATACGAAAACGGAAAGACAACAGAATTTTTTGATAATGGCTCAGATGTTGTTGTCAAACAAACGCAAGACATAACTGGAATCATTGAGTTTAATAAGGCTCAATACAATGAAACAGATTCTAGGGCAAGATGGAGTGATGATGCGTTAGGTAACAAAGTTGCATCTATTCCGCTAACAGTATTCCAAGACCTTGAGAAAAAAGGCATCACTCGTGGCTTTACTATTATTGACCACAAGCGATTTAAAGAATTTTTAAATAATCCTGATAACAAAGTCTTTAGAACAAGGGCAGGAAGAATATAATGGCATTTTCAACATACGCACAGTTACAATCTACGGTTGCAGACTATCTTGCACGTAGCGACTTAACAAGCCAAATACAGGACTTTATTTCACTAGCTGAAACAAGATTAAGCCGTGACTTGCGTATTCGTCAAATGCTGACATACACAACAATCACAATGACGGCTGACTCAGCTAACGTGACAATACCTGCTGACTTCTTGTCTATACGTGATATACACATTATCGGCTCACCGGTATATGCTTTGAAATACGAATCACCATCTAACTTGTTTAGAAACACAGATTCATTCGTTACTGCATTGCCTAAGTTCTACACGACAGTAGGTTCACAATTCGTGTTCTCACCAATACCTGATTCAGCATACGTATTGCAAATCCTTTACTACGCTAAACCACCAGTATTAAGCGATAGCAACACTTCTAACGTATGGCTAGTAAACTGCCCTGATGCGCTACTATATGCAGCACTAGCGGAAGCAGAACCATACTTAATGAACGATGCACGACTACAAACTTGGGCTGCCTTGTACGACAAATCAATTACATCATTGACAGCAAGTGATGATAGTTCTGAGAACGCAGGTTCACCATTAGCAATTACAATAGCTGCGAGGTAGTATGGAAAGAATAAACTTAGGCGAGTGGACACCAGACCAACCAGGTATCTCTGGTAGTTTGACAGAAGCAACTAATGTTGTTCCACAACAAGTAGGTTATGGCCCATTTCCTTTAACGAGTGACTATTCTTTAGCCGCGTCTGGCGATATATTTAGTTTATTTAGCGGTATTTATGCTAGTGAGTTAGTATTATTTACTGGCAGTTCTGGCAAATTGTTTAAATACAATCCAATAACATTAGCTTTAAATGATGTATCAAGGGCAACACCATATACTTCTACAGATTGGTGGGCATTTACACAATATGGCGATGCTATTATTGCTGCAAATAATCAAAACAAACTTCAAGTATGGTATTTGGGTTCATCTACAACATTTGCTGATTTGTCTGCAAGCGCACCTGTAGCAAAATACATTGCTGTAGTTCGTGACTTTGTAGTTTGCGCTAGCATTAATGGAGGTACAGAACCAACAAAAGTGCAATGGTCAGACTTAAATGACGAAACAGACTGGACTCCTGGTGCTACATCGCAATCAGACTTCCAAGTTATGTCCGATGGCGGCAACATTACTGGATTAACTGGTGGTGAGTTTGGTTTAGTATTGATGGAACGCGCCATTGCCCGTATGACATATACTGGTTCGCCTTACTTCTTCCAGTTTGACGTTATATCTAAAGGTTTAGGTTGTATTGAAGCTGGTTCTGTTACGCAATATGGTAGCACCACATTCTTCTTATCTGATAACGGCTTTTATTCATGCAATGGTCAAACATTAGAGGCCATTGGTGCAGAGAAAGTAGACCGATTCTTTTTAGATGATGCAAATCAATCTCAGTTATACAACATGAGTGCTGCAATTGACCCAATTAGAAAATTGGTGATATGGCAATATAGAAATAATGATGAACAAGAGGCATTATTAATCTATAATTGGCAAGTAAAACGCTGGTCTTACGCTGTTACCGATGCAACACATATTGAGTACGCTGTAACTCCACCTTTAACATTAGAAGCATTAGATATATTTGGTACTGTAGACAGCATTACTACATCATTTGACTCACGAGTATGGGTTGGTAGTAAAAACATTTTAGCTGGCATTAAAGATAATAAGGTAGTTACGTTTTCTGGTGGTAACTCTACAGCAGAAATAGCTACAGGTGACATTGAGTTGTCACAAAACTCTTTAATTGGCGTAATTAAGCCAATAGTAAACCAAGGTTCATGCAACGCACAGATAGCATCACGTAGAAAACTAAGTGATACCGTAAATTACAGCGCAACAAGCATACAAAACGCTGATGGTCGTTGCCCAGTTCGTTCTGCCGGTAGATTTCATCGTATTAAGCTATTACCTACAGGCACTTGGACAGCAGCAGTAGGTATGGACATAGAAGCAGCAACACAGGGCGGTAGATAATGGTTCAATTTGTCACATTACCACAGGGCGGTGCAGACCAACGGCAAGTTGCCGAGGTTGTCCGTGGTATAATGGATGGCAAGACCAATAATACAGGCACGATTACATTAGCCACAGGCAATGCAACGTCTACAACACTATACAACGAACGTATTGGCTACGAATCTGTCATTCTTTTGACACCTGATTCATCGGCAGCACAAAATGACTCAGCACCTTACGGATGCTTTACGAATAACACAGACCAAACAGCACCAAGTGTAGGTGCTACTGCCGTAGTTGTTTATGACACGACAGAAGAATCAAATGGCGTATATCGTGACACAGTAAACACATCACGTATTTATGTTAGAAACGCTGGTATGTATAACGTGCAATTTTCTTTGCAATTGGTCAACAAAGACAATGCCGTGCAGTATGCTGATATTTGGTTTAGAGTAAATGGCGTAGATGTCCCAAGAAGTGCAAGCCGCTTTGATATCCCAATAAGAAAAAACTCTACAGATTGGGGACACGTTGTTGGTACTGTAAATACATTTCTTGACATGGCTGCTGGTGACTACGTTGAAATTGCAGGCACAACATCTAGCACATTAGTTGGATTAGAACATTATCCTGCTGACACAGGCATACCAAGACCAGCTATCCCTGCCGTAATTTTAACTGTGCAATATATTTCTGTTGATTCTATTTCAAACGTATACATAAGCAGTCAGACTAGAGGTAGTGCAGTCATATCACATTATGCAAATAGCACGGCAGATAAAACTTATAAATACGTTATAGTCGGATAATGGAAGCTAAATTTATACCGCCAAACGAGTTAAGAGAATGGTGGGCATTTGCAAAGGAAGGTCTACAGGCTGTTTTAAATAAATCGCCTGAGGATTACATCCAAGAAGAAGTTTTTGTGGCTCTATGGCTTCAGAAATCAATGCTATGGGTATTCCTAGATGGTGAAAAGCCTGTAGGTTTTACTGTGCTAACACCAGAAGTAGATAATTTGTTTGTTTGGGCAGTATGGGGCAAAGAACCGCAAAGTCCAGAAGTAATTGCGGAGTGCTTTGAGATTATTAAAGGTATAGCCAAGCAGGGAAACGCAAAGAGTATTACGTTTGGTTCTCATCGTCTTGGATGGGAAAAACTAGCAAGAAAATTAGGGTTTACACCTAGACAATGGGAATTAAGATTAGAGGATTAAGATTATGAGTTCAAAACCACAAAACGTCACACAAGTACAATCAATTGACCCGATGCTACAGCCTTTTGTCAAGCAAGGGCTAGAAAATGCTACTAGTTTATATAATCAGCAAACAGCAGTTGATGCACAAGGCAACTTGATACAACCTGCTTACTATCCTGGTCAAACTTATGTAGGCGCATCAGACCCAACGCAAGCCGCTTTGTTAGCGCAACGTAATCGTGCCATGCAAGGCAATATGCTTAATCCTACTGCTCAACAACAACAATTAAATACAATTAGCGGTGATTATTTAGCTGGCAACCCATTCTTTAGCGGTGCATTTAAAGGTGCAGCAGAACAGGCTTCTAATGCGTATAATCAATCTGTAAATTCAGCATTGTCTAACGCTTCTCGCGCAGGTCGTTATGGCTCTGGCGCAATGAATACAGCATTAGGTGGCGCAGGTCAAACACTTGCGAACTCACTAGCTAACACAGCCGGCAATCTAGCGTATCAAAACTATGGCGCAGAACGCAGTATGCAACAACAAGCAGCACAAAATGCACCATCACTAGCACAACAAGATTACTACGACATCAATCAACTAGCACAGGCTGGTCAAGGTTACGAAGGTTACTCACAACTAGCAGTACAAGATGCGTTAAATCGCTGGAACGCAACACAAAATGCACCACAAAACGCATTAAATACATACATGGGTTACGTTACTGGTGCGCCACAAGGGTCACAAACTACTTCACAAGTATATAAAAATCCTTATGCTAATCTTATCGGTGCTGCCGGTACTATTGCTGGTCTTTTAGGTTAGGAGTTAAGTATGGCAATTTCAGATTTCTTTAGCGGTGGCAATACTCCAGACTATCTATCAGGCTTGCTTGATGATGACCAACTACAAAAACTTAAAGCAAATGCACAGCGTAATGCTATGTTGCAGTTTGGTTTGTCTGCTTTAGCACAAGGTGGTTACTCACAAACTCCAGTAGGCATTGGAGAAATACTAGGCAAGTCTGGTATGGCAGGATTACAAGGTTATCAAAAAGGCGTACAAAGCGGTGTTGAAAATATAATGACAGCGGAAAAACTTGCAGCAGCAAAACAAGCCCGTGACCGTGATATTCAAATGCGTGGACTTGCTAAAACTCTTTATAAGACAACACCTGCTCAATATGCTGAAGTACAACAACCTGGCATGAATGTGCCAGTTCAAGCAGCACCTGATGCACAAGCACCAAACTTTGCAACACAATATCAACCTGGTCAAGTTACTCGTGAACAAATAGCACCAGAAAGACAATTTGTTGATACCTCAGTATTAGGCAAAATGGCTGCATTGTCTGATAACCCATTGACTGCTTTAACTACTCAAGCAGAACTTGTGCCTAAGTTACGTGCAGCAGGTATGGTACAAGAGGCAACTAACCAACCAAATCCATTTGAAATGTGGTCATCTGGCGCACAATCTCCAGCAGTTAAAAAATTGGCTCAACAATACTCTACATCATTCCAAAATAACATGATGACAGACCCAGAGAAAATAAATAAAACTCTGGAAACATTGGCCAACATGGATGAGAAGTATGTTGCCCGTATTGAGTCAGCCGCAGATAAGAAAGCTGCACAAGAGGCAACTAATCAATTACGTGCTGATGCTATTGCTATGCAAGGTCAAAACCAAGCAGCATTACGAGGTATTGCTCAACAAGGTTTGGCGTTACGTCAAGATATGTATAATGAAAAACAAAATGCAAAAGTAAATGAAAAATCTAAAGGTGCAGAACAATTAGATACTGTTGTTGGTTCGCTACGTGATAAGTATCGTCAATTACAAGCATCTGGCGGCATTGTTGATGTTAATAAGCCATATTATGAAAACATTGGTGCTTATTTAGGTACAACTGGCGTAGGTCAAACTATTGGCGGTGCTGTTGGTACATCTAATCAATCAATACGAAACTCTATTGCACAACAACGACCATTACTATTGCAAGCAATTAAAAATGCAACTGGCATGAGTGCTAAACAAATGGACTCAAATGCAGAGTTACAAATGTACTTACGTTCTGCTACAGACCCAACAATAGACATACAAGCTAACTTACAAGCATTAGACAATTTAGAGTCTATGTTTGGTGTTAAATTAGATGGCGTAAAAACACCAGCGTCATCTGCTACTACTACAAATGCAGCACCAATTCCTAAAATTGGTGAAGTAAAAAATGGGTATGAGTTTATTGGCGGCAATCCAAATGATAAAAACAGTTGGAGAAAAAAATAATGGCAAATCCTTGGGAAGACAATTATGAAGTAATATCTGCTGCCCCTTGGGAACAAACTTATTCTGCACCAATTAAGAAAAAAACTTATGCTGCTTCTGACGTTCCATTAGCTGCATTACGCAATGCACCAGCTAGTGCAGGCAGACTTGTTGGCGGTGTTGTTGAAAGCGTAATGAATCCAATTCAAACAGGTAAAGCTGTGTTAGATATTGGTGCTGGTGCTTTGCAAAACGCATTACCTCAAGGTGTAGTTGATTTTATTAATAAAGCTGATGCTAATAGACCAGAGGCTTTACAGTCTGCATTAGCTGCTAGACAAACGGCATCAAATGTAGGTGAGTTTTATAAAGAAAGATACGGTGGTGCTGAAAACATTAAACGTACTTTAGCAGAAGACCCAATTGGTGCTTTAGCTGACGTATCAACTGTATTATCTGGTGGTGCAGGTTTAGCTAAAATGGCTGGCGCACCGTCTATGGCAACACAAGGACTATCTGCTGCATCACGTTATACAAATCCTTTATTGCCGATGGAAAAAGCTGTTGGTGGCCTTACTCGTGGCGTTGGTGAAGTATTAGCACAAGGTCAAGGTGGATTTACTGGAACTGGTGCAGCACCTATTAAAGAAGCGTATGCTGCTGGTAAGTATTCAAAACCAGCATTTTGGGCAAACTTAACTGGCAAAGGTGACATGAGTAATGTTATTGATACTGCTAAGCAAGGTGTGTTTTCATTAAAAATGAACAAAAACAATCAATATCGTTCTGGTATGGTTGATATTGGTAAAGATAAAGCAGTATTAAGTTTTGATGATATTGATAGTGCAGTTAAAGACGCATTTGATAAAACAAAATTTAAAGGCCAAGTTACAAAAGAAACGGCATATAAAAAAGTAGCAGAAGCACAAGACGTAGTAAACAAATGGAAAAATCTTGACCCTGCTGAATATCATACGCCAGAAGGCATGGATGCGTTAAAGCAAAAAATTGGTGATGTTGTAGAGTCAGTTCCATACGAACAAGCCAGCGTAAGAAACGCATTAAACGGTATTTATTCTTCAGCATGGAAAACAATTTCAAACCAAGCACCAACATACGGCAAGGTAATGAAAGACTATGAGGAAGCAACAAATCTTATTAAAGACATTGAGAAGGGCTTATCTTTAGGCAAAAAAGCATCGTCTGATACATCATTGCGTAAACTACAATCTGTTATGCGTAACAACGTACAAACAAATTACGGTGAACGTGTGAAAATGGTAAAAGAGTTAGAACGTGCTGGTGGAAAAGAAATTATGCCAGCATTAGCAGGCCAAGCAATGAATGAGTGGTTGCCAAGAGGGATGGTAGGACAACTTGAACGTGCAGGTGGTTTATATGGGATGTTAGTAAATCCCGTAATGACTGCAATAGGCGCTACAGTTGCATCTCCTAAAGTAACAGGTACTGTAGCTTATGGACTTGGTAAAGTAGCAGCAATAAAAGATAAAATTGCAAGAGGCATACCATTAACATTAGAAGAAGCTAATCAATTGGCTGTAATGGGTTCTCAAGTACAAAGCGCAACAGGATTATTAGGAGAATAATTATGGCAAAAACCAAGATAAGCGAGTTTAGTTCTACCCCAGCCAATAATACCGATATTGATGGTATAAACATTGGCGAGGGTATGCTACCTTCAAACGTGAATAACTCCTTCCGTGAGTTGATGTCACAATTAAAGAATCAACAAGACGGCTCAGACGGCAGCGACTTTACTGTAGGCGGTAACTTAACTGTTGCTGGCACTACTACAACAACCGGAACGCACACATATAACGGTGCAGCTAACTTTAACGGTGCTGTCACCATGACATCTACTGCTAACTTAGGCACTAATGCTACGGTAGGCGGTGGTGTTGTTAATAACACAGTCATCGGTAATACCACAGCACAAACTGTACGAGGCACAACTATAACAGCCACAACAGGCTTTGTAGGCGGCTTAACAGGCAATGTAACGGGTAATCTTACAGGTAACGTAACAGGCGCAGTCACAGGCAACGTAACGGGTAATGTTACAGGTAACTTAACTGGCAATGTAACGGGTAACGTTACAGCAGTATCTGGCACATCAACATTCAATAACGTAACGATTGATGGCACGTTAGATATGTCATCTGGCACGGTAGGCACTA